AAGACTAGGCATTCCAGTTGCTATTAGATTCCCATATGCATCTGGTTGAAATCCTGTCATTTTACCTGTCAACGCTTTTGCTCTCTCACTGAAAGATTTAGCATAAGCTTCAGCAGACTCATAACCAGCTTTCTTCCATTCCCCTGCCGCATTCCCAGCGACCTGCCCCCATGCAGCGTCAAAATAATTCAATGTCTCAATATAATCCATGGATGATTCTGTGGCCTTCCACAATGCTTTGGCTCCACGAATCAGCAAGAAACACTTGGCATAGAACATACCAATTTGGGAAACTAAACCTTTTGTAGCTTTGGTCGCTCTACTTGCGCTACTGGAATATACGTTTAATCCTCGGTACATCGCCGTCGATGCACTGCTAACCCTTGAACCATTTCCGGCCAGACTAGCCAGGGCTGTTGTCATTTGTATAAGATTTTGGCTTACAGCTGGTGCATGGGATAATGTTGCCATTAATTGGGTCAATGCCGTACCAAGTGCCTGAATATTAGGAATCGCCGTTGTGGCCGCCTTGCCTCCCAGTTTAGTAATGGAAGAAACAAGATTAGCCAGATTGGTTGTATCAAAGCTAAGTGAACCTATCCCATTCAAACCACTCACGAATCGCAATATCTGGTCCTTTATCGGTTTCAGATTTGTTGCGGCCTGTGTTGCTTTTGCACCACCTAATCTGGTAATATTGCTCACAAGATTATTAAGCCCAGCAAAATCGAACGCGACACTTCCAACAGTATTCATACTCGTAATGAATCCCCTTAAGGCTGTGGAAATCTGCGGAAGATTCTTGACCGACTGCGTAGCATTTGTGCTTCCAAGCCGGCTCACGCTATTTACCAGCGATACTAATCCATTCGCATCAAAAGTTAAACTTCCGGCACCATTCATTCCAGTAATAAAATCTTTCATACTGGTTTTCAGAAACTCCAAATTCTGCGTCGCCTCTGTCACTGTTGCCCGCCCTAGTTTGGATATGGCATTGGCTATGTTAGAAATCCCATCAGAATCCACATGAACATCATTAAGCCCCATCATATTAGCTGCAAATGTGGACATGGCCTGAGCTGTCGCTGCAACTCCCTGGGCATCTACTGTTGCCAGTTTATTCATTCTAGTAGCAACTCTACTAAAATCTGCCGTCTTTGTTCTGTTATTAAAATTCTGAATGGAAGCCGATATCTGATTAATTCCGGAAGCAATATTACTTACATTGGACATTTCAAGACCAGTAATTGTGGACTGGAATTTCATCATTTTTGCAATGAACTTATCCAATTTCGCATCTGCGCTCTGCGTACTAGCGTCTATTTGGACTTTTAAATCATCAATTACATCTGACATGATTTCACCTACCTTTTCTGCATATAAAAAAAGGCGGGTAACTGCTTTAGTCACTCGCCTTTTTGGTTTATGGAAACTATTTTCTTTTTCACATCTTTCTCAAACGAATCCGCAAAACCAAGGAATTTTTGTAATTCTTTATCTTCTTCCTGCCGCCTTTCTTCTTCTGTCATAGGAATTACCCGATATGGCTTTTCAGGGTATTTCCCTTTTCCTTTGCGTTTAACGAAAGGCATCATGTTACATACAGTTGCATCTAATGCCGCCATAACAAACTGACCCATCATCCACATTTCATCACTTCGTTCTTGCTGTTTCTGTCCATATGCTGTAATAAACGGAATCAGTTTTGTTGGATTGAGGTGCCAGAACAATTCATAAGGGACACCTATTTTTAGCGCAAGCGGAAGATAATGCTCCCAAATTATTTTGTGGAAGTTGACTTCCTCTTTCGGTCTGTCGGAACCTTCGGCAATGTGGACCGTTCTGTCTCCTTTTCTGCTTCCTTTGCTGCCTTTTCCATTGCTTCGGACATGTCCTTCAGATACTTGTCCAGTCCGGTCAGTTTGAAAAAACCATCTTCCTCCATGCACCCCTTCAGGAACTCATACATTCCAGGAAAAGTTGCACGTTCATCATTTGGATTTTCTTTTACAAACTGTTTAAACAACTGCCTTGCTGCTTTTTCATCTTCAACAGGATTATTTTCCAGCAGACCCGCATAAAAGCAAGTAATGGACAGGGACGCCATATCGGAAAACATATCGGCTGTTCCGTCCATCATGGCCTCCGCCATTTCAGCCTTTCCCTCTTCTCCAGTGATTCCACGCTTCATAATGTAGCCGCCAGAAACCACTTTAAAAACTTTGTCCACACAAGCCTTATATTCTGCCGCATCAAAGGAAAATTCAATTTGATATTCCTTGCCACCAATCGTCAAAATTCTCATGTTCATTTACCTCCCAGTTTTCTTTATGACCCAATCTGTTCCTTTGGTGTAGGCTTAATTGGCTCTGCCCACCCAATTTCCCCAGTTGGTGTTACCGATACCGTGGTGTCCCAGGCACTATCCACATCAGTTGCGGACCATCCTAGACTTGATGGAGTACAGGTAAAGAAAAATGCCTCAGTCAATCCAGGGTGGAAAAATTCCATCCACATGCGTTTCCCAGATGTTTTTGCACTTTCGTATTCGGTACAAATACCATTCCACATCTCTCGGAATCCATCAGACATTCCGAACGTAATCGCAATCGCTCCACCTGGGTCTTTCAGTCCATCAATGTAACGCTTCCAAACTGTGTCGTTCAGAGACGTAACATCGTAAGTCGCTGTTTCCGGATTGAAATCAGGTATTGACTTTGGGTTTGGCAGGTCGATAAACTTTGATGGTTTTTGGCCTGCCGTCCCTTCAATCCCATATCCAACCTGGATGCCTGCCGTAGAAAGGTCTATAAAATTTTTACCCATGGTTCATATCCTCCTTAAAATTTGGAATAAAAAAAGAACCACACAGTTTCCTGCATGGCTCAAAGTTATTTAGTTGCTATATCACATCGCCCTCGCAATAGGTTCTTCGGAACCTTGCTATCCAGCGATATGCTTCTGTTGTACTGGACCGTTCTATTTCAGTCGGACCGTAATTCATTGTAAATCCCATCTTCTGCATAAGGTCAGACGCCAGAAAGATTAGCTGCTTCGCTTTGGTACTTGAAGTAGAATCATAAATGGTAATCTCAAAAGCAGCTTGTATGGCGCATTGCTTATTCTGCAAGGAAGAACTGGTTGTTGGCTCCCCCAATGTTTTCATGTACAAATACGGAAATGCCGATGGAGTGTCATTCTTAGTTGTACTGCTACCTTTCAGATATTTCTTCATCTGCTCGTTGTTTATCAGTCTGGAATAGACCAGTGAGGAAATGTCAAGCATTACGAGAACACCTCCTTTGCAATTGACGCTACCTGTTCACGGATAGCCACCGAAGCGCTATACATAGGCATCGTGGCTTTCACACCGTGAGTGTAATGCCACTTCTCATCTTCGCCCCAGTAATACCATCCATCTTCAAAAGCATGAATCTGTCCGGGGAAAGTTCCGATTCCATACCCCATTTCCCCAGCTTTCGGATTGTCTGATGGATTGTAGAATACGCCCGCACCAAACTCAACGAGCAAAAGCGTATTTACGGTGCCATAATCATTTGATTTTGTCTGTCCAGACGCAATCAGCATGGCTTTGCAGCCTGCCTTTGATGGTTCCATATCAATTCGCAAGGAGATTGTCTTACCCAGCGGAGATTCTCCGATTTTCGTCTGCGCCACGGTCAATCCAACTTCTGCCAACCGCTTACACAACAGTTCAGTCTTGCGGTGCAAGTCTTGTTTGTAGTCTTGAAGTTGGTCGATAATGCTCTGGATTCCCTTTGAGGACAGTTCTCCACGGATTATTCGTTTTCCCATACAAACACCTACTCAAGCAACGGAGACAGCGGCATAACCTTGTCATAGGTTTTCTCGAATATATCCGGCTTGCATGGGTAAAGTTCTCCGTTTACGCCTTGAATGATATAATCTCCCACACTGGCATGGTGAACACCCTCAAGGGTTTTAATAAACAGCTCTACGGGCGGCGAATCACAATCCATGCTGTCGTAATACATTACACCATCCTCAAAGGCCTTTACTGCCCATTCCGGCACATACCACTTGCCGTCTTTTCCTTTTAAATCCCCGTCGTACTGAAATGCTTCAATCTCAACGGGTTTTTTCCTATATTTAGCCATCGTTCCGTTCCTCCGTTTTCCAAGTCTCCTTTAAATGTTCCAAGACATCAATCAACTCGTCAATAGCTTTCTCGTTCTTGAATTCCAAAACACAAGGAATCTTTCGTAAATCAACTCCGTCTTCTGCTATCGGTCGATAATCCAGTAGAACTGTTGGATATTGTTCTTCCTTCCCTTCTCTTGGCTCCAGCATAGCTACGTAAATATCCTTATCAAAGGTCACTTTGCATTGGTCAAATCTATATGTCTCATGTTGAATCATTTTGCGTTCCTCCCTCTGTCACTTTCCGAATCGCATACAAAACCGAATTCAAAGACTTTGCCACCTTAACAACCTTGAAATCGGGCTTATTGGTCAACTTTCCGTCTGCGCCAAATTCCGGCTTCTTATCCACGAATAACACCGACAATTCATCAATCGGCAAATTCATGTCACAAGTGGCAATCGTTTTGTCATAAGCCAAATCAACGCCAAATGGGTCTGTATTTGCTTCCCCTCTGGCGGCTGATACGTTTGCCCGAAACTCCACAGGGTCAGCATAGCCAACAGTACAATCGCCAGTCAAAAGCGGTTCTCCGGTCACGGGGTCATAGATGATGTTACCATCAAGGTCTGTCTCATAGACCGGAATGTGTTCTGAATAGAGCTGATACCACATCTTTTGCTTATTGCGTTTCAGTCCTCTCATAGTGCCCACCGCCTTATCACTCAACCATAACCCAATCCTCTGCCAGCATATCAGCCTGTGAAGCAAGCCATCCCATCTGCACTCCAGACGTTCCGACAAAGGCAATGGCTTTATTTCCGATTGCTTCATGCTCCACATTCACAGCGTTTCCATCTGCGTCAATATAGCTGATATTAGTCGCAAGCTGAATATATTGGTTCCTTCCATTCCAGCCTTTACGGGCAACACGCTCTCCTCTCTTCATACGAGATATTGCCTCGCCGAATGTAAAAGTGGACACGTCAAGTCCCGTAATGGAATCCCAGTCAACAATTTCCCAGTCATCTGCCATCATGTGGTCGATATCAACAAAGATACACTCTGTTTCCATGAATGGAACTTTTGAACCGTCTTTGCAGTACATGACAATCGTTTCATCTTCTTTGCGCCAGAAACCTTTCCATGATGGTCTTTTAATATCTGCGCCCTGTTTCAGTGCTTCATAAGCTTCTTTAAAAATCATTCTTCTTTACCTCCACAAATTTCCTCATAATTTACTTTAATCATTCTTTTCCCTTGAGTTCGTTCATTCTGTCCTGAATATATCCCTCAAGCACTGAAAATCCTTTTGGCGTGTCAAATCTTTTCCTTTTCAGTTCGGTTTTGATGGTATTGATTTCTTCTTTTACGCCCTGTAATTCAATCAATCCACCAGTTTTCATATCATCGTTCATTTTTCCTCCATAACCTCCACAAAAGAAAAATGCGCTTGCCCACCACCATTCACAGCACACACCCTGCGCCCGGCCGGGGAGGTATCGGCCAGACACGCACCGTCTTAAAGGAGAGTTACCTTACTTTATGCATCTGCCTCGGCCACTTCGTCAGGATGTTCCTCCGCCCACTTATCGCACTCAGCTTCAAATGTAGTACCAGGGAATGTTTTCCAGCCCCGCGCTGCACAATACGGACAGTCATCCGGATGTGTCTTTCCTGTTCCTGGTCCATACTCCGCCATATGTGCCTTGTAATCTGTTTCCTCTTTCGGGTTCTCAAAATGAATTTCTCTATTCTTGTAATCGTAAATCATAGTTAAAATTCTCCTTAAACGGTTTATAAAATTTTTGCCATTGGTACAACATCAAAATAGATATCGTCCTCTTTTTCATAGGCACGGCTAATTCCATTCTCGCTGTGAGAGCTTTCACCATCAGCCCCTTGTTTCGCCCAATAATAAACAGCGGCGGCAAATATCGTGTCCCGATACCGCTCAACCGCTGTCTCTTTCTCCGTGTCCGTGTATCCAAACGGATACCGCTTCGCACAAACTTTTCGGATTGCTCTCTGGATTAAGATGAACAGAACCGACACATCTTTTTCGGCCACCTCGTCACCAAGATATGTAATTACATCATCCAGAATCTCCGCTTCCACTCATTTCACCTCACAATCAACCTGCCTTTGCGGTCACCGTTGCGCTACCGGCTTTCAGAGCCTTGTATGCTGAATCGCACTCAACTACGGTAATGGTCTTCCCAGTCTGCGCTGTAATGTCATCAGAGCCATCCCATGCAGTCCAGGTCTGGACATTCTGACCGAAGACAACAGCGGTTACGGAATCACCGACTTTGTACTTATAGGAATTTCCACTTGCCTTTGCCGGGGAAACAGTCAGCTTCGTTGCTCCACTTGCAGAACCGGCGGATGATTCCACAGTCAGAGTGCCAAGAGTGTTCTCAGCAGTGGTAACCGTAGCGATTACCATACCATATACGTCCGGAAGAACCGGGATAAACATACCAGAAGCTTTCGTCCACTTTGCAACCGGATCCTTAGTCGCCCACATGGTCACGGTTACAAACATTTTCTGCAATGCTTCCTGGAATGCAGCATACTCAGCCTCCTCCGGAGTCGGTCCCCACAAACCAGTACCAGCCCTACCAGATACATCCGCCGTATAGAAGGTAACCTTGTCCTCATCGAAGTAGCGACCATTCACTCTGGAACCATCAGCCTTGATGTAGGCATATCTTTCATCACAGGCAGCAATTTGAAGGCCGAACTCCTCCATGATGATAGACCGAAGTTCATTCATGGTAACCAGTCTACCCGCATTGATATTACCGTAGATTGCGGATTGGATGCCCTTGTTCTTTCTCATGCGCTGAATCTGGGTATCAGAGGTCAGCATTCTGGACGGAATTTTACCCTCATCCTTCAGCATTTTAACTGCCTTCATGATGTCACCAAAGATATCATATTCTGGGTTAGACCAATCACCAAAAGTGATTTTATGAGCCACAGGAACACCAAAATCAATCACCATATCCAGATTGTTTTCCTTGATTTTCATTACACCACGGCTCATTGCCTGACCTTTGGCAATCTTGGTACGGGTAACAACGCTCTCGGACAGTCTGCCCATATCGTCAAATACCCAGTTCACCAGACCGTTATCATCCGGTACACCATTGTTGATATACATCTGAAGCTGCTCGGACTGGTTGATTTTCTCCTTGATAAACAGTTTCTCAGTCAGAACCTTCTCGAAAGTTGGCCTGGTACCGATGTGCGCCTCGGAATCCAGCGCATGCACAAATGCAGGAGTCGGCAAATTCTGTCCCTGCATCAGCCGATAATACTCAGCCTTGAAGTGCTGTGTCTTCACGTCCGGGAAAATGGTATCCAGAACAGTTGGCCTTGCAACGGAGAAGTTCTGAGAAAAATTTAATCTCTCTGTAACATTAATTGTATCTAATACATTAAATGGCATCTTTACACCTCCAATTAAAATTCACATTCTGGAGCATCAAGAATTACAAATCCTTTTTTCTCCAAAGCTGTCTTGGCTTCGCTGGACAACGGCGTCTTTAATCTATTTTCATAGATTCTTCCAGCTTTGATAATGCTGGCTGGACGATTTGTATCGTCAGTCATATCAACGGTTTCAAACACGATACCGGTTGCCGTGTCATCATTCGAAGGGAACGCAGTACCGCCATAAATCAGTTTCTTGTTTCCTACGGTGGTTGCCATCGTCTGAGTAACCATCTCGGTTTTCTGAACCAGACCAACGGCAGATTCTAAAAAATTCGGCAGGCTATATCCCTGCTCAACCTTCATGTAAGCCATGTCATATCCTCCTTAAAATGTCATTGTTTGAGTCGGCACCGAAACCGGAGTCGGCTGTGGGTTATGTTCCTGCGAATATTTCTTCGCATATTCAGCGGCCGCACTCTTATCTCCGCCTTTCGGGTCCGGGTCGCCACCACCACCCGGATTCGGAGTTTTGTCAAAAGTTTCTTTCTGCCACTGGGTCTTGTTCGCTTCGTCGCGTTTGGAGATTCCATTGACAAAAGATTCTGCGCTGGTCTTTGCCGCCTCCAAATCAAGCCCGGATAATGCGCCAATCATCCCGGAAAACTCCTCGCCGGAAAGGTTTGCTTTTGCGAAAATCGCTTCGACTGCGGAAGTTGTAAGCTGCTTCTGTAAATCTGCCGTTCTCTTTTCCGCTGCCTCTCTGGCTTTCTTCTCCTTTTCCAATTCGGTAAGATTCTGTTGCTCAAGACCATCAAGTTTGGTTTGCAGCTCCTCCGCCTTTTCAGCTTCTTTTTTCCATTTCTCAGCGTCTTCCTGATATTTCTTTACTTCTCCATTGTGCTGATTTAGGTAATTGGTTACCTGCTCATCAGTAGGCTCCTCGACGCCAAGCGCAACCAGATTCTTCTTTGCCTGTTCTCTTGTCATGTTATTCCCCTTTCTAATCCACGCTTTTGATTACGCAGGTTGCTCCTGCCGGATTCTACCATTTAACGGATGGCTCCATATTTTGAATATAAAAAGAAGAAGTCTACTCGACTTCCCCTCTTTTAACTGAGTTATTCTGTTTTTCAAGAAGCGCTATCGCTCTCTCTTTTTCTGCCTCAGCATCAAGCTGAAGCTGTGTCTTGAAAATAGTATCCATGTACGGCTTACTTTGCGTCCAAACCTTTTCCGGGTCACCAAACAGCCCGCATACAGTAATTGCAATCAGCGGATGAATCTTATTTTTCAGCAAGTAATCCAACGATTGGGCCTTAACCAACATATTGTCAGTGGAATTTCTAGTGGTTTTCACATCAAAATCTCTGACAGTCAGTGGCACATCATTGGTTGTTTGCTTAATTACATTCAGAACGATTTGAGCATGTTTCTTTTCCGCTTCGATTGTGAACGGCTCGTCCAGCTTCGCTCTCTGCTCTGCAAAATCCCAACCATTTCTCAGATAAACCGCCTGTCCGGTATCACCGCCGGTATTCTGCTGCCGGTCTGGCATTCCTTCAACGACAAGTACCTGCCGATATACATCATCCTTGGCTACTTGCGTCTGCTGCTGATTCAATTCAGCCGTCATGAGTTTTACATCTGATTGCATTCCCTGA